CTCATTTGACCTATAGCCTCACCAGCACCTGTACCTGCATCTTGTCCTGCTAGTTGAAATTGAGCCTCCATCTTTAGTGTTGGCTCTAAGAAAGTTAACAAAGCCTTAGCTGTCTTAGAATTAGTTGCTAATTTCATTGCTGAAAAAGAACTTTCTATAGCTTTTCCAATACCTAATCCTTCTGTAGCTAAAGATATAGCAATAAACTTACCTAATTCTGGAATTGTATTAGCTATTCCCTTCATCACCTCTTCCCCAAAAGAATCTTGTATTCTATCTTTTTGTGCCTGAGAAAGCTCAACTCCATATTCATTCATTGCAGAGCCAAAAGCCTCTATAATATCTTCTTCTGTAGAAACCCTACCTCCACCAGAACCCATAGCCTCAGCTAATGATTCTCCAAAAGTAGCCCACAAACCCCTTTCTATTGTTCCAGGATCTTCATTAAGCATTAAGGCTCTATTAACAGCTATCATGTCTTGATAAGTGTCTCTATATTCATCCAACAAAGGAGAGCCTCCATATAAAGGTAATGCATTCGCATATTCAAGATCTTCTCTTTCGGACCATCTCAAGCCAAACCAAGGAGCATCTTCAGCAACCTCTTCGATATTATTATTTACTTTTGAGTCTAAATATTGAAACCTCCAATATAAGTCTCTCCTCATATTTTGCAAATCAGTTCTTGTGTTGCCTGTTAACTTGATAGCTCTTTCATCTATTTCTTTATGTAAATTTTTAACCTCTTCAGAAGCATCACTTTCGTATATTGGCTCTCCTGTTGCAGGATCAAAAAGAAGGTCTGCTCCGTTACGTCTAGCCTCATTAATTCTTTTAGATGCTACTGCTATTTCTTTTTCTAATTTAGATTGTTCATCCTCGCTTATTTCTTTTGAGTTAGCCTTTTTCTTTAAAGCCTCAAGTTCATTAACCCATCCAGATATTTTAAGCTCATAAGTAGTCATGAAACGATCTTCAAATGTAAAATCAAAACTAGAATTAAGTCTATCAACCGCTTTCTTTCTTCTAGAAACTTGAGCGTCAAAACTCTCGCCACCAAACGCTCCTGATGACTCTTCAGAATCGGACAGCATTCTTTCTTCAGCTCTAATAGCCTTCATGTCTTCATTATAGGCATAGTCCTTAGACTCAGAACTCATTAATCCTGAAACATAGCCTTGATACTCTTCTTGTTTTAAAGGGTTTTTAATACTAATAGATCCTTTTTCATAAAGATACTTAAGACCATCTAATTCACTTTTTTCATGTAAACGAAGATATTCATCTGCATCAATATTTGGCATATCTCTTGGAGAGTCAAAAGCACTACCCATACGTTCATACTCTCCATTTCTAAGTTGCCTGTCAACCATATCGTCAAGACTCCTGTCCTTAGTGTCTTTAATATCAAAAGTTTCTTTACCCCATAATTTTTTATAAGCATCGGACTTAAGCTCACTTAAAGACTCTTTACCAAAATCTTTAACAAGCTTGTTTTCTTTTTTCTTTTGGGAAACTTCTCTAGCGTTTCTTAAATTCTTGTTTATAGCTTGTTCATGCAGTTTTGATAATTCATTAATTATGACTGCTTGTCTTTTAGGATCTTGAACATTTTCAGACATTGAAAGTCTGTTTTTCATTTCTTGTTCATAAGCATACCCTCCTATCTCTTCAACTGGTCCTTTAGGGTCTGCATATCTATCAACTGTCTTGTCAAATACTTTTTTAGCTACATCAGCATCTTGTTTGCTAACTTTTAATTCAACATCTTCTAAAGGTAAATCAGGCTTATAAAGGTTTTCGGTCTGAGATGTAGTTGGGATATATTCTTCCTGTAAATTAGCAGCAAGTGCTTTTCTGTCCATAAATTTTGGACCACCCATTTTAGCTTGCTCCTCAGTTCTTGTAGGGCCTACTAAATCATCGTCTTTGCTTTCTGACGATATTAATGGTGATTTTATGGGTTCCTGAACAGATTCCGTAGAAATTTGAGCAGGCTCTTGAACAGGCTCTGGAGATACTTGAGTAGGCTCTGGAGATACAGTTTCCTCTTTTTTTTTTACATCACCCCAAACAGCACTTTTCCATGTATCATAATCATCCTTTACTCCTATGCTTCCATGAAGTCCTTTTAAATACTTATCATTACCCTTTACCTTCTCAACCCAAACAGAATAATCATCTTTTATTCCTAAGCTGCCATGTAAACCTTTTAAATATTCCTCGTTCATTATTCAGTGTTTATTAGTAAGCGTTAGGATCAAATCCTGTACTTCCTGATTCTAATTCGTTAAACCTACTTGATGTCGCTTTTAGAGAGTTTCTAACTGATGGAGTTATAGGTATTAAAGTTGACTTTTTCCCAGCAGCTTTAATTATTTCATTGTCTTTATTTAAAACCTCTTTTTGTGTCTCCGAAATTCTTAACACATCTACTGTTGGTCCAGTTATTCCAGATTCCTTCATTAGTTTTTGCTTCTTTTCAGAAAAGTCTGTTATTGGAATATTATACATAACAAAACCACCTTCTTTTGGAAGAGTTGTGTTGACTCTTCTTTTTTCAATTTCTCCAGTTGTTGTAAATGTAACTGGAGCATCAAATTCTCTAAGGGCATTATCTCCAGAATCAAAATTAACATTTGCTGATTCTGTATAGTTAAGGTCTGCATCTTGCTTAGTTTCGTCACCCTCTTTATAAGTTGCGAATGTCTGAACTCCACCAGCACCTCTAGTAGGAGCTACTCCAGTTTCTTCTTCTGTAGCTTTTTTAGGTGTAGCTGCTCTTATTTTACCCGAAGATTGTGTCGCTACTATTCTATCTCTTAACTGTTTTTTAGCAAATTCTTTTAAGCCTTCAAGATACTCAGAAGATCCTGTTTCAGGGTCTACAATTCTACTCGGAGCACTAGCTATAGTTAGTGGATCATTGTCATATAAAGCTGTAATAGCCTTTTTAAACCCATCTGTATATTGATTTCCAGCTCCTTCAGTAAAAGTTGTTCTTATCACTCCATCAACATGAGCATCTAAAGCATCTTCTTTTAAAATATACCTGTTTGATCCACTTGATCTAGGGTCTTGCTCCGTAAACATGTTGGGCTTTAAACCACTTACCAAATTAGTTTCCCAATCTACAGGGTCTACTTTTAGTTGTAGTCTTGGAACTTCTACTCCCTTTCGTTCTTCTATACCCAGGGACATATAATTTTTATTAGCCTCTACACTTTCATCAGTATATGACTCAGGAGCTTGAGCTAATAATGCCTGCTGTTTTTCTAAATCTGCTTGCGTTTGCGTTGCATAAGCTACACTGTTATTAAACTCAGCAATCTTATTGTTAAATTCAACTCGGTTTTTTCTTCCTTCAGGACCTGAAAAAAAGTTACCATCAGACTTTTGGAACCCTTCTGTTAGCCAATCAGAAATGCCCTGTCTTTTTTCTTGATGATAGTCACCATAAGCTCTAGGGCCTCCTGTTTTAAGTTCTTTTAATCTTTCAAAAGCTAGTTCAGACTTTTTCTCGGTTTCCTGTTGCTTACGCCTACGTTCTACTCCTTCAGCCTTAATTCTGTCCATAGCATTTTTCCTAGCCTCAACTGAAAAATCACCGATAACTCCTGTGCCTACATTATATAGGGCTGATCCTGTTGTGCTTTGTTCTGCCATTATTATTTATATTTCTCTCCGTACTTTGATTTATATGCAGCCTGTTGTTCTGGAGTCATTACAGAAACCTCTGCTGCTGTTTTTAGTCCTGCATCACTAACAGCTCCACCACTTGTAGTAGTTGAAGCGTCTGTTCCTGCTTTTGGTGCTCCTGCTGCTGCTGTAGAAGCTGCTCCTGCTGCTGCTGACATAGCGTTAGACACGTTTTGTTGAGAAGATGCTAACAACGCTGCTTTAGCTGCTGAAGCTTTATCTATTTCACTTCTTTGAATAGCTTCTTTTTTATCTCCCATTCCTCTTAGTGCAGACATATAAGACTCTTGATTATCCTCTTTAGATTCTGCGTCTAGTGCAGATAATTTAAGAGCTTCGGTTGAACCTTGCTTCATTGCTTCTCCAAGCATTGCGTTTCTACCTCCAGGACCAGATTGACCTAGTACATTTGCTCTAGCTGCACCACCTAATTCTAATGCTTGAGCCTTTCCTGCAAAACCTTGAGCTGCCTTTGCTTTTTGCATTTCTAAGGCTTTCTTTTCCTCATCGGACACAGTTTCTTTACCAACCTTAATTCCTTTAGCTGCCTTTTTTTGTTTTGCCGCAATAACTCCACTTGTAATAGCGGAAGCTCCTGCTATGCCTACTGATACCCAACTCATATGCTTAATTTTTTAATTATTAATCTTTTAAATTTATTTATAATTCGATTATCCTTCTTCTTGAACTTCTCGTAGTCCTCAAAAGAGTCTGCTATAACCAAGTCTTCTAATTCTTCTAAATCCTGAGTATTAGATGGATTATGATGAACAGTAACCCATACTAGTTCAGTCTCTGCATATAACACTCTTTTTGTGCCTGGAGGAGATATTATTGACATAGGGCCTTCTAACATTTCTTCACCTGCTCCTTCAGTAACAACTCTAACCCTACCTTTCATTAAAAAATTAGGGTGATCATGTTTATGAATCTTTCCAACTAAAACAGTGTCAGCAGGAATAGTTATTTCTCTTACATACATTTGGTCTGAAAACCTATGTACTAGGGGACAAACTTTTGAATCGCCTGAAAAAGAACTTTTTACTCCTTTTAACGCTTCTTCAAACCCAACTATAGAAGCTCTAGCATCACTACTGTAGCTCTCAAGACTTTTATTTATATCCTTAAGACTCATATATCTTGTAAATATATTAATTTTTTATCACCTATTCGACATTTCGCTAGGAGTAGATTTGACATTTAAAGAAAATAATACTGTATGTTCGGTATTATCAGACTCTAAAACCATTTCAAGAACCTTTCCTCTCAAGTCTCTGCCATCAATCAAAGCTTCTGTAGCAGTAGCAAATCCAGGAGAATTTAAATCTTTTAAAAACTCCGAATAATATATACCTTCTTTATTGATAAACTTACCTGCTTTTAACCTACTTTGCATACCTAATTTATACTGACTATTAGCAGGTACAGTGATTAAAGGAGCTGACCAAGGTAGGTTAGACTCATAAGACATAGCTCTAAATACTTTAATGTTTTTAGCATTTTCATTAGAAACCGTTTGTATCTTAGATGTGTACTGAGTACCATAGAAGTTATTGTGAATAGGATTAGAATTATGAACGTATAACTTTCCGTCATTAAATGTTATAAGCTTCATAGAAGTACTTGCAACTCTTTCTGGAACATAATCTCTAAAACTAGTCCATCTTTTTATTTGATTTGAATATACTACAGTTTGAGGATCAACAAAACCAGTAACTCCTTCAAAAACTAATAAATTATCCTTGAAGTATTGGTCATTTACACCATATACTCTCATTTCTTTTCCAGAATCTCTATAAGCTTTAGATATATCATTAAAGTGTTTAACCATCTTAAATGATGATATAGGAAATAAGCCATTGCTAGACACTTGAACCACCGCACCTTTTAGTCCGTCCCAAAAAACAACGGTTCCTTCCCTTTCATAAACGCTCTCAGGGTTAATAGTTCCATAATGGTCTTGCATAGCCCGAACATTTCCAATAACCCTTTCTGTAGCTACTAAAGTGTCATCACCAGATGCAGATGTAATTACAGCCTCGTTTATATATAAAGAAACCGTCCTAAGCTCACATATAGATAATAAAACATTATTTGCTTTAATTAGTTTTCTTATAGCTCCATATTCAATCGGCAACAACTCATTGTTTACCCCTATAAAGTCATTTAACTTATTAATGTTTGATGCTTCATCTAAAAAGTCACTAAAAACTATAAGAGACTCTTCTTTCTTTTCTTTTTCTAACGGAGCCTCTATATGTAACCTACCTATGTCTGTATGCTCACTATCATAAAAATCTGATATATTAGGATCCTCAATAGCTTTTGTTACTCTATCTACAAGATTATTATATGTCATGACTCTTGTTCTGTAATAAGAATCGCCCCTCTCAAACACACCACTAGCTCTTCCTATAATAATTCCACCTTCAGGACCAGAAGTGGCTCCAAATGCTTTATCTAAAACTATTGAGTTAGATGTAGGTATCTCTATTATTGTAGCTTTTCCATTATAAGTTCCATTTGTATATGGATAGTCTTGATAAACATCTACAATTTGACCAACTACAAAATCATGAGAACCACTACCTATAAAAGACAAGTTTCCTGTGTTAAACTGATTATCTGTAAACTTCCATTCAGACTGGTTTTTAGCAGGCCCTTGGTGAAAGCCATTTACAACCTCATAACACTGGCCAAATTCGTAATAAAGCTTGGTTTCAGAAAGTCTTTGTGGACGATAAACCTCAATAAGCCCTCCTGCTAAAGGCTCTATTTCTGAGTTTTTTGCAATAGCAAGTGTTGTCGGGTCTGCCTCAACTAAAGCCTCGTCAAAAAAGTCATAATAACTTCCACCAGCAGTGTTTATAAATCTAATCCTCCAATCTAAGTCTATTGAAGCAGGCATAGAAACTGTTGTCCCTGGGTTTTGATCCCCATATTGAGTGATATTAGCTAGGTTCATTACGACTTTAACAGCACTAGCAAAAGCCCCTGTTACGTTATTATCCTCGTCATAAAAAGTTACATCAGAAATGATAAATTGAAAAAAGTCTAATGCAGATTCATTTTTAGTTCTTACCCATTGATAGTTTGTAGCCCACTCAGGAGCTTTATGTGCTATAGACCATTCTAAAGATGGTTTACCATAGTTTTCTTGCACTCCATACTCATTTCTTTCTGTATAAAAATTAACATGAGTTTGTAAACTTTCATCAGTGAATACCTGTGAAACCCTACTTCCATTGTCTCTATATATTATACCAAATCTACCATCATAGCCTCTCTTAAATCCTGAGCCACCACCCACTTCAGAAGAAGTTATTTCATTATCATTAAGCTCAAATGGATTATTTACATTGTAATAACCTGTATTTGTTCCTACTCCTATAAGAGGGTATCCAGAATTATCAACCGAAAACTCAGCCCATAAAGGATAGCCAATCGTTAAAACAGACGGATCTCTTCTAGCTGCATTAAGAGGAGATACAGAAGTGTCATATAAGTAAGTATCACCGTAAAGATTTTTACTATAGTTTCCGTTTCCATCTGTTTGTGTTGGCCTTGCAAATCTAGGCACAATAACAACTCCTTCTGCCCCAAAACCAGCGTCATTTCTAACAAAGCCTTTTATTTTTACTTTAGAAGAAACATCTAAATTAGGATTACTTCCTTGTAAATAATTACTACCTAAAACACTAGAAGAACCAGGCCCTTGAAATCCATCTATTGATAAGGAGTTTGATAGTGATATAACTCCACCTGTATCAATACCAACACTAGGTCCAAACGCATAATAAAACCCATTGTGATCAGTATATGCTCTTGCGTTGACGTATTGTATGGCCTCATTTGGCCCTGATGCAAAAGCCCCTAGAGCTAATGTAGTTAATCCTACCCTTGCTAGTTCTATAGGAGGTCCAAACTCATTTAAAACACCTGAATCATCTTCGATTAAATAACCTACTTGAGCTACAGCGGTTCCCCCACCTGGATCAGAAAAATCCATTACAGAAAATCCCTCTACAGCAGGATCATATGTTACATTTGAACTTGTTACTTCAACTATTTTTTCAGTACCCCAAACAAGTGAAACTCTAGGATCATAAGACACAGTTGTACTAGTGTTTTGATAGCTCCCATTTGCTAGTGAATCCGATGTTGTTTTATGACTAGCTACCCTCATCATATACTTTCCTGGAGGAACATTTTTTATTTCAAACCTTTGATATATAGGGCCATCTTCAATAGCATGCTCCATATCAGTTTTATCTGAATTTGACCAAGCTCTATATACACCCCTATTACCGACAGTTGGAGCTGATAATCTAACATCTTGTTCTGTAATAGCATAAAAATCGGTTCCTGCTAAATAAACAACAAACCCTCCTAAAGGTATTCCTTGGTCATATTCTTCATCTGTATTTAGTTTAGTGTTTCCATCGACACCTCCAAATTTAATAGCCCCTCCTTCATCCTCTTGCCATATAACTTGCTGCGAATAATCATTTGTCTTATATTTATTTTTTATAAGTATTGAGCCTGAAATTGAATATGTGTCTGGAATTTCAATAGGGTTATTATAACCAATATTAATGTCAGCCTCAACACACACTGGATCAAAACCTCTAGTTATTCCTCCATGATAAAGCCTGTTTTCAACAAATTCTTGAGTATCTGATTTCTTAGGGACTTCGTGATAGTTAATGTTTGACTCAGCCTCTGGTAAAAAAGTATATGCTTCGTCATTATAAAAATCAAAAAAATGGTCTACCTCTTTAGCTCCAATTTCTGATTCAGTAAGAGATTCTATTAATTTCCATTTTCCTCCATTTCCCTCTCTAAAGCACAATTCAACTTGCTTTATAACAGCCCTAGAAGATACATCCAACAACCTATCATCAGTATAAAATATTCTTATTCCATTTAAGTTTTCGTTAGGATTGCCATAAGAAACTTCAGGATAACTAATAAGACTATAAGGGCTAAGTGTTGTTTTTTCATTATCATCGAAAACATACCTTACAGCAAACTGAAAGTTCTTTTTAACAATGTAATTAGAAAGCTTTGCTGTATTAGCAAACAACTCAAAGCTAGGCTGACAAGCAGGAGATGCTTTAATTTGATTAACAACGTCTGTGTTAATGCTTTTATAAAAATTATCTGGAACTACTAAAAAATCAAACCCTCCTGTTAAAAACTGTATATCGCTATTTCCTGGATTTAAAAATTCTATTTGCAAGAAACTACCACAAGCGTTTGCAACTATAGTATTATCACCCTCTACTTGATCATTAATTGCTGCTGCTGCTTGACTAGAAAAACTATCTAAAGTTGTAGGAACTCCACCTATTTCTGGAATATATACGGTAAAAGTAGTTGCACTAAAAGCATCTGTCACCTCTATAGAGCCTGTGTAAACATTGGTATCCCAATATAGCTCATAAGCATCAGGAAAGAATATATTTATTTTTCTAGGGACAGAACTATTTAAGCCTTTATCAATGTTTATCTTCTTTGGCTCTGTTTCACCGTCTGTCCAATAAAGTTTATTATCTACTAAATCTATAGAGTGTATATTACTATCAGCATTAAAATCAAATAATTTACTACTTCCTACAGTGACTATTTCTTCTGTATCTAAGAAGAATCTCATGATTAAGCCATTATTAACAACCTTAGATATAGGGCCAGTTGGTGTTTGCTTAATTACGCTAAGATTAAATAGAAAATATATAATGCTGTTTCCTACAACATCCTCATAGGCTCCTATAGTATTATATACCCCCTCTGGAAGATTATCTTCAATTTGCAGATTTCCTTTTAAGTTTTCTATGGCACCAACGCTTCCTGTGTCGCTAGAACCATTTCTTATATTGGTAGCACTTCTATAATCGCCTTTTGGCATTGCTCTGTCCTCATCATCTGAATTTAAACCAGCAAAGCCCTCTCTTTCTACGTTTTGCATTATCTACTAATTGTTTGTTTAGAAACAGAATACTTATTGTCCATGTATTCATCAATAGTAAAGATAAAGTTAAAATGTCTTAAATCAGCCTCAGCCTCTAAAAATAATCGCTCTCTACGAGTTTTAGCTGACTGAGCTATCTTATCATTATATTCATCTAACTGCCAATGAACCCACCTTCTTAATGGCTCTACAGCCTCTCTAGGAATTATAGATGAGCCATCTTTATTTATCCCCGAAGATTTATATTCTAATATTATTTCTCCATTACTAGCCTTGTCTGTGAACGCTATTTGCCTGTCTTCAGGGTTATATCTAAATTCAAATAACCCAAGACCACCTCCTAAACCATATTGTTCTCCAACATATTGTCCGTTTCTATAATAGTCTAAATAAGAATATCCAAAGTCAGGGAAGTAGTAATCACTGCCAAAAAGATTAAACCCATTCTCGTCTTTAGACATAGAGCTTGCAGGAGCACATTTATTCTTATCTGGAAAAGGAATGTCTGGATTTAAACTAAGTGTTATTAATTGTCCATCTACAATCACCCCAACCTTTGTGTAATCTATGTAATCGTTAGGTACGTCTACGGTGAAATTATCATTTTGAGTTAAATAAGCTGTCCTAACAGAATCTAGTGTATATAAGTTTAACCTTGTAAGTCCTAAAATAGCATACTGAAGAGCTTTCTTTCTTTTTACAGAAGTGTTTTCATTTATATCCATTAAAACTAAATTTACTATGTAGTTTAATGATACATATCCTGATGTATGTTCTTTTCCCATAATTAATTAGCGTTAGAATCGTTATAATGGTCTTGTGGCGTTTCTTTTTCTTCGTCCAATAATTTTGAAATCATCGTAATGTATTCTGCTTCTAGCACAGCAGGAATTGGAATTATATCGTCACTCTTAAAATCGTCAATAGCAGGAATCATTCTAATAAACAAACTGCTAACACCTACTGGAAGGTTTCTCAAGTATAGTCTTTCATCTTCAATATAAACTTCAGGGTAATAAAAAGAATCAGCATCTAAACCTAAGAATATAGAGTCTGAACCTGCGTCCATAATATTAAAAGTATTACTAACTTCTTTCATAGGACTTACTGAAAGCAACCCTTTGTTGTGAGGTAATGTTATTATTCTTGAAGGCAAATCAACATACTTTCTGTCAGTATCACAATCCTCTTTAACTTCTATATTTTTATATGCTTTGTAAAATTCTCCTGGAAGGCTATTTTCACCATCTTTTCGCATCTCTTTATAAGCAATATCTATAATTTGATTTCTGGCAACTTCTGCCATAGCATAGATTATAGTATAGTGAAATTTAGGCTTAGAAGGTGCATCACCGCCATGTTTGATTTCGCTTATTAATGCTGCTATTTTTGCTTTTGTTAATGACATCTATATTCCTTTAGTTTTTACCAACTCAGCATATTGAATTAATTCGTTTTCTCTTATATTTATCCCCATGTAACCTATAATTACTCTTGCAATATCATTCAATAATATTTCTGGTAAATCTATGTCTACACTAGAAACTGGATCAAATATAGGGTTGTCGTTTACATCTAAAGTATAACCCCAAACTGGAGTTTCCATTTTTTTTAAATAAGTAAACGTAACCGAGCCTAAATCTTTAGGACTAAACAAAACTTTAGTCTTGTCATAAAAGTTACATACTGGAAATTCGTGAGTTGGCTTTTTAATAGCGTTATTTAATCTTCCTGTCCAATTATCATCTGACATAACCTCTACTGAAATAGGCTCAACATCAGGAGTCCCTGTTTCTGCATTGTTCTCAACACGCCTATAAGCAATAGATGCTAAATATACATAGTCTACGGGAATGTCCATAAAACCATTAGCATCCACACTTAACACCTCTGTATTCTTTAAAAACCTTAAATCATCCTTTACTTTTTGAGTAATATCATAAGCTACACTTGGAAGTGGTTGCATTGGCTTATATTCAGAAACTAATCCTATAAGCCACCTTTCAATATCATCAACAGCCCTTGACACAAGCATATTAAACTGCTTTGGAGAATAGTTATTCCCCGACTGCTCTTTATTTGATATATAATCAACGTATTGTTTAAGTGTGTCTATTGAAATCATTGACTCTTATTATTGTATTTTAGTTACCTGAAAGTCTTCTATATTTGTTGTCCGAACTCCATCAGTAGCTACTATTACTTCTATGTCTAGATTACCTAGGGTGAAATCTTCACCAGCAAAAAGACCTTTAGAAGAAAATAAAGTTAAAGAGCCTGTAGAAGCTCCTGCTGCATCCGTATAATCAATTCTAAGTCTATAATAAAATTGTATATTAGTCATATAAAACACTTCTATTCTAATAGCTGCATTAATACTAAGAGCAGGAAAACTCCAAGAACCAGGAAGACTTATATTCCCTGTGCCTAGTTTAATATTTAAAGCACCAACATGATCAGCTACTTTAGTTGCAGATGTTCTTATTAGTAATCCATCTCCAACCTTATTTAAAGTATCTCGTAACAAAGTAAAAGTTTTTACAGGAACTAGAGAAGCACTAGAGCTTCCGCTAGACGTAAAGTCATTGTGTAATGAAATAACATTGTCTTGTCCTGATCCAGTAAATGATAGTACCACCTCATCTGATAAAGAAAATGCAGAGTTGCTATCAATATACGATACCCCTAAAGTAAAGTCCGTTGTATTGTCCGTTACAGAAGTTACTTCCCCAAACCAAAATTTGGTAGCATCATCTGCCTTAAATAGTTTAACCCTTCCAAACGCTCCACCATTATTAAAACTTTCAATAAATTCATTAACATCTATACTGTTACTATTTATGTCTGATACGTAAATTTCAGAAACAGAAGAAGAAGTTGCAGAATTAAACCTTAATTGTGTAGAAGATGGGCCACTTGACGTTGTTGTAGAAAAAAGCCAATTACTAGAATATCCTCCTGGATCTCCTACAGCTCCTGGAGCACCGTCTGCTCCGTTTGTTCCATCTGTTCCGTTTGTTCCGTTTGTTCCGTTTGTTCCGTTTGTGCCTGCTGCTCCTTGAGCACCATTTCCACCCTTAATACCTTGAGGCCCTTGAGGTCCTGCAATAGTAGTTACCTGAAATGGATTTATAACTTCCGAGATAGATGTATCACAATCAGCAGGAGTAGTTTCAGAACATGATGAGGTATCACAACCACACTTATCTGTACAAACTAATATTTTACCTTTATAAGATGCAGCTAATTCTAAATTACCGCATTGTAACGCCATTTTATATAAATTATAATATAATACTGCGTCATCTAATTCTTTTCTAGTTGCAGAAGCTAAAGTTGGATTACTGTTCTTTTGAGCATCGTATTTATTACTAATACTTTCAATACAGTTATGTAAATCGCAAGAACCATCTGCTTTTACTACTACAATTTCTTTTTGTCCGTCTAATAAGTAAACTATTGGACCATCACCTATATCTACCGTAATTGTAGAAACAATCTTAGCAGTCCAAGTTTTTGTAGCTATTGGAGTAGCTGTAACTCTTTCCAAAGAAGAAACTGTATTTGAAAGACCACTTTCTACAGGAGGAACTAAAGTATGAACTCTAGATACACTTACTAAATAACTTCCATAATCAGTTACATCTACACTTGTTAAAGTTGCTTGTTCCAAATCATAAGAAACGTCTAACTTTAAGCAAGGTACATCTAAACTATAATTAAACGTGCTTTCTGAGAGGTATTGCCCTGGATCTGTAGCTCCTGTAATTTCAACTCTATACTGAATAGAGTAATTTCCTTTTAATACCTGTCTATTGACATCTAAAGGAAGCTCTACAGTGTTAAATGACAAGGACACATCTGCATCTATGTCTGGAGATGCAAAACTATTGTTCTGATAAACTGTTGCTCCTGTTGGGTCTATAATGGTAAATATACCAACTACATCTGCAAGAGCTATGCCGAAAGTTCCTACATAGTCAGTATTATCTGTAAAAGAGAACACCTTAGAGGAATTTGACAAATCAAATGTAGTACTTAAATTAATTGAACTATTTGTAAAAGCCATTGTGTATTTTTTTTGTAAATATATGAATAAAAAAGCTACATTCCCACTATAAAAAATAGAAACGTAGCTTTTAATACATTACAATAATAATACTAAGCTTTTGCTGTCGCTTCTTTTTTAGGAGTTTTTTTACTTTTTGTAGGTTTAGGTAAAGTTTCTAGCTTTACCTCTTCTACTTTTGTAGTTAAATATTGTCTCCAGTTTTTATCATCAAACTTAATTAAATAACTTGCAAGTCTACTAATTCCTTCTTCTCCTCCTCTAACTTCACAAATAGCTTCATCTTCCTTTCCTGTTGCAGTAAGTAGATACCATTTACCTCTTTCTTTATTGTGCTTAATTATATTAAACTCAATGCAATCACTAATTAAAGCTAATAATTCTACATCACCGTCTGAACCAACTTTATCTAAAAAAGTATCTAGCTTTCTTTCTAAGTCTCTTCCAGAAATATAAGGCTTAATAGACATTTGAATTTCTTCAATATCCATAGAGTCTATGCCAGGAATCTGATAACTTTTAGCTATATCTGTAACCTTTTCTAGGGTAAGAGATAATAATAAGCTTGTTACTTTGTTTTCTTTCTTAAATAGCTTAGATGCAGCTTTTGCCTCTTTTGCTTTGTTTTCGGTAAAGAAAAATGTTTGCTTATCTTTTGCTTTATATTTACTAGTAGCGTTTCTGTCGCTTAATACTAGAAATGCAATAAGATCTAAATCTTTTTCGTCAAGAGTTAATTCTCCTGTATGACCAATTTGGGTAGTCAATGGATAATAATCTTCAACAACTTTATTGCCTATTTCTTTAGGTCTTTTTGTTTTATAATATCTAAATAGTAAAGAACCATCGTCAGTATAAGTACTGAATGAGTTTTCTAAATTAAAACTTCTTGGTATCTGCCACCTCTTGTTTACATTATCGAACTTCTTAAGTCGATTTACAAGCTTAAATGTTACAGGATATTTTTCTATCCCTAATTTGGCAAGATATGCCTTGTTTACTTTTTCTTCTTTTCCGTTTAATTCTAACATTGGTGTTATTTTTAGTTGAACACATTATTGTTAATAATAAAAGCTCCTGAGATAACCCAGGAGCTTTTTTAATTTGCCATTATTAAGGCTTTACTATAACCATTTGATTACCTGCTGCGAAGTGAGCACCAATATGCGTTCTCAAATCGTAGTTGTTTACATCTTTAGAAATCACTTTCTGACCGTTTCCAGCACCGTTGATTTGCCAAGACTCCATCATTCTTGAGTAGTTACCCATCGCTTTGTAACGACACCCAAAAGTAGGTACATCATTTTGCGTTTTAGTATCTTTCTTCTTTCCAACTGGACACCAGATACCTTGCTTAGAGTAGTCATACCCAGAAGCTCCGTAAAGCTTTGCGTGAGATAGAATACCTAATTGTTTAAAGGCAAATGTTCGTCCTGCTTTCGTTAAGCATTTGAACCCAACTGAAGCAGCTAAACCTTCGTCACCACCAAACATTTGGCTATAAGCAGATTTAGTGTAGTTAATATCAGTTGTTGCAAAGTAATCAACTAAAGCATCTTCGATGTCGATGTTTAAGTCAATACCATTAAAACATGCTATGTTTCTAGAAGCGAACTCCTTATCTAACAATTTAGCAGTTTCATTGAATTTAGCAACGCTATAAGAACCTGGAGTATAATTAACAATGTTTCCATTAGACTCAACATATGGGAATAATCCTTCAGTTGATTTAATTACTCTCTGTGTAGAAGAATCAACTAATGCTGCATTTGTATTTGTAGTTTTTCTACCAAATAATAATGCTCCATCAATTTTCAAGTTCATTCTGTAATCAGCGTCTAACTGCCCTTTAACATAATAAGCGTTTATAGCTCGTCCATCTGAATCTTTGTCAAACCATTTTCTGTTTGTCATTTCAGTACCAGTAACAGTCATACGTTCTTTAATGATTTGAACATTATTTGTGTACTTGTACGTTCCTGCAAATGCAGACTCTGGTTGATCAGAACCTTCAGAGAAAGCTGCTGACATGATAATTAATTCTTGACCTGCTGCGATTTCTGGAATATTATCACCTAATTGATTAGGAGTAAGCTGAACAGTAATAACTGGTACAGTACCAGAAATATTAGTAACTGAAGCAGTAACTCCATCAGGGAACATTACAATATCCCATAATCTTGGGTAGTATTTATTCAATCTAATATCAGTTGAAGCTTGTAAAACAATATCTACTGGTGCATTAGCTACTCCTGCTGCTGTTAGTGCGTTAGCGTGAATTGTTTCATGAATCCAATCTTCTTCATGGTGAGAATACTCATCCTGAGAAACTGGACTTTTAAATCCTAATGAATCAATAGTACGGAAAAATCCTACTCCTTGATCTCCTTTAGAACGAAATAAGGTATTTAATACCTCTGGTTTATCAATATCAAAAGTTGATACAATGTCCGAAGCATACTCTGCTGCGAAACTATTTAAATCTGATGCTGCCATTTTTTTTTATTTTAATTTTAAATTATTTTTCTATGTTAACTTCACTCCTTCCATCCGTTCAATCATAGCAATGGCATGATCACTTCTCGACATTTTAGTTTCAGAATCTCTTACTTCTGTTTCTGGAACCGCACTCGGATTGTGGTCACTTTTTATTTTTTGTTCTTGAGCTTGAGAAATTCCAAAATCATATGATGCTTTCATCATTTGCTGATGGTTTTCCTGTATAAATAAGTTCATAGCCATTGACTTTACATTTTCAACATTTTCAGATGTAAATTCTAAACCAGAGTCAGATATAATATTAAAAACCTTATCATCTATCTCATCTTTTTGCTCTTCACTTATAGAATACTCTAAACCAAAATCGTATTTCAAATCAGAAACACTATTTACTTTTTCTGTAACTACTCCGTCCCATTTGTCTATTCGCTGTTCTTCAGCATAACTTAGCTCTTCGTCTGTTGGTCCTGTCTGATTTTCAGTTCCTGTTCTAGGGGTCATTGCTTCTTTTTGAAGATTAACAAGGTTTTCACGCTCGCTTTTAGAATCTCTTTTAAGCTCAATAGCTCCTAACTTCATTTCTGTAGCATCATATAATTCCTCGTCAAGCTTGTATTTGTTGTTAAGATATTCTGTCGCTTCTTGATCTGTTAAGCCATCATTAGCTTTAAGAGACATCTTCATAACATCAAATTCACTCTTTTGTGAGTAATCAACTGACACTACCTCAGAATATACTTTAGGATCACCTCCTTTAAGTATAAAATCATTTAATCCTTTTACATAATCACTTGCGAACTCTGGCTCCTTCTCGCTTTCATCCAATAACTGATTATACTTATCCACTAGTTGATCATACTCTGTGGCTAATTCTAATATTCCTGAATCTTTAAACTCTTGTTCCGACTTGAACATTCCATTTGACATTTCGTCAATGTACTCATCGGCACTTAGTTCGTCAAACTCTGAACTATCAGTTTCCTCAGAAACTACTTCTGGAGTTTCTCCTTCTACAACATCTCCTTCTTTCACCATTTCGGCTACTGGCTCGGTTTCTGTATTCTCAGGATTAACTTCCTCCGTATTTTCTACGGTTTCCTCAGTTTTTGGAGCTTGATATGGTAATCCAGCGTCCTCAAACATTGCTGCTGTTATGTCATCTTCTGTACTCATTTTAGAATAATTTTAAGATATTTTGTTAAATAATAATGTAAAGATATAATAATATTTTATTAAAATGCAAATCACTTACGTAAAGTTTTATTTGAAGACTTCATTAAATCCTCATCAAGCTTATTATAATGTTGTTTTGTTTTAGAATTATCATCAAGTTCTGCTTTGTTAGATCTTTCTTGTATTCTAAGACTTGACTTAACCTGCTCAACCTCTATTTCCTTACGAGCCTTAGCTGCTTCAGTATTCTGGATTTTACCTAAGTCTTGCTCAGATTTTTGCTGTGCTAATTGTGCTGCTCCTTCTTGACGCTGTTGCTCAAGTTGTGCTTGTACTTGGTCTTGACGCTCCTGCTCTTGATTTTCTTTGATAGCTAAATAAGCTTGAGCCAACTTAATAGAACCTTGATCAATAAGTCTAGAAATATACATAAAATCTGACATTCTTATACCAACCCCACCTTGCTTCTTAGCATTAGAAGATTGTATAGCCATTTGTTTAATCTCGTTTTTCTCTTGATCAGATGGCCTCATTTGGACAATAAGACCTAGCTCTTCTAATCTAGTCTTAGAAGATTGTTTCATTATATTAACAGAGTTATTTCCAATAGCTTTTGATAAACCTTTTATTTCACCGCTTCTTATTCTAACCTGCCATCTTACTAACATATTTTGAGCTAATTGAGTCTTTAAAGTTTTATAACCTATAAATAAATTATGCATAACATTATTAGTTGCTCCAACTTGCATTTTAGAAGTTCCTACTGGAGTTTCTGTGCTTAGAGTAGATGCATCCATAGCAGGAGATATTCCTGTAATTTGACGTATCATTTCAATATCATGATTAAGTATGGTGATATATTCGTTTAATTCCGAACCAACACCTCCTGAAATTCTATCTATTGGAGATGGTTGATTGCCTGTAAACTGAGACTGATGAGTACTAGCTTTATATACAACATCACCAGTTTGTCTGTATAATCTTAATATGTCTAGTGGACCCATTTTAGAACCTCCCATAGATATTCCTGTAAGAGCACCGACTTCGACTTTGATTCCAGAAGGAGCAGACATTGCTATTGCATTTTGCATCTTAAGCCATGTAAGCTGTACGTTATCTGCTAAAGGAATAATAGAAGATAATATTGATTTTTCGTTTTCTCTATAAGCTTTAAAAGATAAACAAACTTCTTCTGAATCATTTTTAGGAATGTCTGTTTGTTCTCCCCAATCAAAAACAACCTCAGTTCCTACAATCCAACTAACCTTTCTAATCTTTTTTTTCTTTACCGTATGTGACTGTCTTTTTTCAGTATTCTTTTTGTTATAGTCAAAAGATTTTGGATAGTACATGTAATTACCTCTAGATGTTTTCTTTTTTTCATACTTCTCTAAATCATAATCTACAAATTCCAGTTCCATAACATAAAGATCATATTCTTCAAAATTGTCAGCAGATATTCCAGAGTTTATATCGACAGCAGCATTGTTATTTTCAAAGTTTCTATATTTTTCTGCTATTTCAAAAATTTCTTCATCTGGTATTTCAGGAGCCTTCTCTCTTAATTGAGCTATAGTCATTTTTCTCATTTCTCCAGCAATCTTCATGTTTTTATGCGAAGGATCAGAGCTATAAGAAATTATTGCATCTCTTGGGTTAACATACCTACTTTTTACTTGCTTTGATATAGGATCAACGTAGTCTTTAGCCATTGCTATTCCTATGTCAAATAAATCACTAAAAATTCTTCTTTTTATATCTTCCCAAGAAGACATATCATAAGACCAATTTAATGCTTTTTCATAAGCTATTTCAATAGCTAATTTAAAAGAACCTAAATCTTTCATCATCTCAAGTTCCTCTACACTATTTGGAACAAAGTTAGGCATTCCAGGCATCTGAGGCATTCCTTGAGTTGCAGCAGGATCTTCTCCTAACTCTTCTGATAAAACCTTGTTAGCCCACACTCTCCATTTCATGCTTTCTTTGTCAGAAATTGACTTTTCGTCAAGAGCATCAATAAAAACATCATACTCCATCTTATCCAACATTCCCATTACAACTCTTTTGAATTTAGGAACTACAGAAAGAATATCCCATGAAACATTCATGTAACCTTTTCTTTTGTTAGTTTTTTTATCTCTAGGAGATAGCCTGTCCATATACTTAGTTACGGGTTGATTGCCTTTTGCATATAGTCTTAAAAGATCTATTTCTCCTCTAATAGAAAATGGAATTGTTAGCTTATTATTAACGTAGTCTGCATATACTGCTTCAGCATATTTTTTATACCACTTTTTATCCTTTTTTTTGGGGTCAATATTATGTTTTGGATAATTAACATTTTTACCCATGTAATAGTTTGCGTTGAACATCTATACGTAATTTTTTTCAAATATAAGAATAATAATTAATATATTATTGCAGAGGAGGTCTTTATGCTAATGCAAGATAATAGGTTGGAGGAAAAGGTAAGAAAAATCAAGTTATCCCCCTTACCCCCTAATAAGAAAGATAACTTTTATTTACTTACCGAGTATGCTGACGCTGAGTAATTAGGAATCAGAATGAGGCTCTAAGAGGTCGCAAGTTGTCGAAAGACCCTGCTTAGATTTAAAAGACAAACTGGCTTAGTCTCCCCACTGTTAATGCTCTTTTTGTTTCATGCACACTTATGAAATATGTAAG